CTATTCTGGATAGCCTAGGAATCGCTTTAATTTTTACCGTTGTCTCGATGACACGATCCTGGTTATGGCGTTGCTACTTTAGGAGAAAACAAAAAATATGAACCCCTATAAAAAACAAGTTGGAGGATCTCACTATAAAGATATGAAGATTCAACCGGCACAGTTTATCAATGAGAATAATTTGCCTTTCGCCGAAGGAAATGCTATTAAATATATCTGCCGTCACAAACATAAAGGAGAAGTACAAGATTTGGAAAAAGCAAAACATTATATTGATATGATTATTGAAAGAGATTATTCTTAATGCAAATTCCTTTATTTAAACCACAGACCGAATGGCTTCCTCCAGAAGATTTTCCAGACTTAAAAAAATACAGTGAAATTGCAATTGATTTAGAAACTCAAGATCCAAATTTAAATGTACGTATGGGATCAGGCGCCGTGGTGGGGGTTGGAAAAATTGTAGGAATTTCCGTAGCTACTGAAGATTTTTGTGCCTACTATCCGATTGCTCATGAAGGAGGGGGTAACATAGATAAATCTTTAGTGTCCAAATGGTTACAAGATGTCTTAAACACATCCGCCGATAAAATTTTTCATAACGCCATGTACGATGTATGTTGGCTCCGGGCAGAAGGTTTTACTATTAAAGGAAGAATTATAGACACCATGATTGCATCCGCTCTCGTGGATGAAAATCAATTGCGTTATGATTTAAATAATTGTTCTAAACGTTACTTAGGCCAGGGAAAAGATGAGGCTGCTCTTTATGCAGCCGCAAAAGAATGGGGTGTTGATGCTAAAGCAGAAATGTATAAACTTCCTGCAATGTATGTTGGCTCCTACGCTGAAAAAGATGCAGAATTAACTTATAAGTTGTGGCAAGAATTAAAAAAAGAGATTGCACATCAAGATATTCAATCCATTTGGCAATTAGAATCGGATTTATTTCCATGTCTTGTGGACATGAGGTTTCTCGGGGTACGTGTAAATCAGGCACAAGCCGAGAACGAAAAGAAAACGTTAGTAGAACAAGAGAAAAAATTACTAACAGAAGTAAAAAAAGAAACAGGAATCGATGTACAGATCTGGGCCGCACGATCCATTGCTCAGGTTTTTGATAAACGTAAACTTACGTATGATCGTACCATCAAAACACAAGCGCCAAGTTTTACTAAAAATTTCCTAACTCATCATCCTGATCCAGTTGTTAAAAAAATTGCTAACGCGAGAGAGATTAATAAAGCCCACACTACATTCATTGATACTATTTTAAAACATACCCATAAAGGAAGAATCTTTGCTGAGATCAATCAGTTACGTGGAGACAATGGAGGAACCGTAACCGGAAGATTCAGTTATGCCAATCCAAATCTCCAGCAAATTCCTGCACGCAACAAAGACCTTGGACCACGGATCAGATCTTTATTTGTTCCTGAAGAAGGATGTACCTGGGGTTGTTTCGATTACAATCAACAGGAACCACGTCTCGTTGTACACTATGCTGCACTGCAACAGATGTATGGAGTAGATGACGTAGCAGAATCTTATAAAAATGCAGACGCAGATTTTCATAAGATTGTTGCGGACATGGCAGGCATTCCTAGATTCCAAGCTAAAACAATTAATTTAGGATTATTTTATGGGATGGGAAAAAATAAATTACAAGCAGAACTTGGAGTGAGTAAACTTAAAGCGGAAGAATTATTTAGGGCATATCATGCTAAGGTTCCTTTCGTTAAAATGTTAATGGATGCTACCATGAGACGTGCTCAAGATTCAGGAAGAATTAGAACGCTTCTTGGAAGACTGTGCAGGTTTCATTTATGGGAGCCCAATCAGTTCGGGATTCATAAGGCATTGCCTCACGAAGACGCGCTCAGGGAACACGGACCAGGGATCAAAAGAGCCTATACTTACAAAGCTTTAAATAAATTAATACAAGGATCCGCTGCAGATATGACAAAAAAAGCAATGTTAGAATTATATAAAGCAGGAATTATACCCCATATCCAGGTCCATGATGAACTGGACATTTCCGTCAAAGATGATAAACAAGCGAAACAAATAGTGGAAATCATGGAATCTGCTGTTGGACTTGAAGTCCCTAATAAGGTAGACTACGAGTCAGGAAAAAACTGGGGAGATATAAAATAAGGAGGAAACATGGAAAAAGTAAAACAACTATGGGCATTAGCATTAGCTCATAAAAAAATATCAATAGCAGTAGCTGTTGTAGTAGTTATTTTAATTCTCGCAGCATTCTAAAAACCCACACTAACTGGAAGATTTAACAAATTCTTCCACAATTATGGAGGACAGATGCTTAAAAATTGGTGGAAAAAATTTGTCAAGTGGTTCTGGAAAGACTACTATAAGTAATTATGACGGAAAAAACCTGTAAAAAATGTGGACACTTATGTCATTGCATAGAGGCTGATCACAAAGGCTGCAAGTGCGAGAGCTGTAACTGTAAAGAACCGGAAGGTGTTGTAGTAGACAGCACACAAGACTGTGAGGCATGTGAATAAAATATTTATACTTTTAATTTTCTTGTTCGCCTTAAGCGCCTGCTCTGTAGGCAAAAAATGTACCTATACACAAGAAGGAACTAAAATTTCTTCGTGGATATGGTTTCATAGCGACGGCAAACCTGTAGATTTAGATAAATCTAACTGTAATTAAAAATGAAAATTTCAGATAGCACGGCAATTTCTATGCCGATGAGAA